CCAATCTCGATAACGGCATGACGCCGACAGGTTGGGGCGTGGAACAGTACACGATCACCATGAATCATTACGCTGCCACAACCGATCTGAACATGGTCACGAGCCGCGTCGGCATTGCGTCGCAGTTCTTGCAAAATGCCTATGTGAACGGCGAGCAGGCGGCTCGCAGCCTGGATGAACTGGCGCGCAATGCCTTGTTCAGCAGCTATTTCGGCGGCAACACGCGGGTGCGGACCACCTTGGGATCCCCCGGGACCACGGTTTCCGTTGATGACGTTCGCGGCTTCCAGAATGCATTCGTCAATGGCGTGCAGCAGGTGGTGGGCGCCTCGAACCCGCTGACCGTCACCGCCGGCGCCAACGCTTATGTGTTGATCAATGTAACCGCGGATGTCACCAATGTCTCGACGGCGCCAAATGGCGTGTCCGGCGTGCTGACCTTCTCCGGCAACGTTTCGGTGTCCGATGGGACGGCTGGCAATGCCGTAGCCGCGGCCAATGCGTCAGTGATTGTCAGGCCGTCGCAGCGCGCTACCACAGCCGCGCTGACCGCAACAGACATGCTGTCGATGGGCTGTCTGCTGGACGCGGTGGCCAAGCTCCGCCTGAACGCAGTGCCGGAAATTAATGGCGTCTACAACTGCTATCTTGACCCGGTGTCCGCCCGGCAGTTGTTTGCGGACCCGGACTTCAAGCAGTTGTTTCAGGGCGCCACCTCAGCGAACCAGGTGTTCCGCCAAGGCATGACGAACGATTTCCTCGGACTACGGTTTATACCCACGACCGAAGCCTTCGTACAGGCGCACCCGGCACTCGCCGGTCTGATGGTTAGACGTCCGATCATCTGCGGCCAAGGTGCACTGATCGAAGGCGACTTCGCAGGTATGGCGGCCGAGGACGTGGCGCCGAGGGATTCGATTGTCGCCGTTGTCGATGATGTAGCGATGGTGACACGCGAGCCGATCGACCGCCTACAGCAAATCATCGCGCAGTCCTGGTACTGGATTGGCGGCTACTGCGCTCCCTCCGATACCACGACCAATCCGACCACGATCCCGACCGCGACCAACGCCGCATTCAAGCGTGCCGCGATGGTCGAGCATATCGGCTGAGCCCGAGCGCACGGAGCAAGACATGCCTATCGGCTCCATCACGCCATTTCGCCCGACAGGAACGGTTTCGCTCAGTGCGGGAACCTCCTCCATGACGGCACCCCTTGCCGGTGGAGGCGACTCGGTCGTGGTGACCAACACGAGCGCCTCACTCGCCTATGTGCGCTTTGGCGCCGATCCATCCGTTTCGGCGTCGGCTGCCGATATGCCGGTGATGGCGAACTCCCGCGTGATGCTGTCGGTAAACAGCCTGGTCAGCTACGCCGCAGCCGTACTCACCGCGGGCAGCGGCATCGTGTTGCTCACCCGTGGCGACGGATCCTATCTCTAATGGCGTTTACCGATCCTGAGAAGACTGACATTCGTCGCTTTTGCGGCTATCCGGCCTACGGCGCGGCAGCCTCAGGCTTCGACAACTGGCGTTTCTTCCAGGCCTACGGGTTGCTGGAGTTCCGCATGAACAACCTGTCAGACGCAGAAGAGGTCGTGGTGCGGCGCTACCTTGGCATGCTGACCGTGCTGGAGTTCGCCGTGCCTCGTGCCGGCGACAATCTCGATACAGACCAGGCAGCGGTGTGGACGCGCAATCGCGACGAGGTGCGCGACCGCACCAGGTTGTTCGATGACTGGCGGCGCCGGCTCTGCGGCTTCTTTGGAGTTCCGTCGGGACCGACGTTGACCGACAGTGGCATGACTGTGGTCGTCTGAGCATGGACCCCATCGAGTTGCAGGACCGTGTTCACTGGGGGCTGAACGCCGCAGCGCGCGCTGTCGGGGTAGATACCAATGCCTACCGGCCTTCGGGATTCGCTGAGCCTTTGGCGGCGAAAAATCGGTTCCTGCGCCTGCGTGCCGCGTTCACGGCACGCGATGGGAAGTTCGCTCATCCCAACGCGTATGGCGATGCACTCTGGTATGGCATCTTCGACGCAGCCTACACGCGACCCGGTGATTACCTCGTGCAGGCCGATACGGTCTGGTTCATCGCCGCACAACAACGACTGGTACCTGTCCTGTGTGTGCAGACCAACCGTATCGTCTCATTCTCGCGCCCGGCGGCGCCTTCGAGTACCGGCGTGAATACCTACGGCGGCGTCATCACCGAGACCAATGAGGTTCTGCTGACGAACTGGCCGGCAAGTGTACTCGGTGTGGCAGGACGCGGTCATCCGAGTGCCGACCTGCCAAGTGACAGTTCGGTTCCCTACTGGACCGTTCTGATGCCGGCGATAGCAGGCATGACCCTGCTCCCGTCGGACCTGATGACGGATGATCTCGAACGGAATGCGGTCGTTGCCGCGACCGAGCTGACCGATCTTGGCTGGCGGATCACGGTGAAGCAGGCGACCACCTGATGGCTGATGAGTCGGACGTGGAAGTCGCGCTGGTCGATGTCATCTCGGCAGCGCTCTATCCAAACGGAATCAGTCAAGCCAGTGTTCCCGGGCCAGACTGCCGTATCTATCGGGGCTGGCCGAACTCGGCGGCGTTGGACGCCGATCTGGCCGCTGGCAAGATCAATGTCACTGTATTCCCTGGTGTCGGTGCGAGCCACACCACCACCAGATACTCCGAGCAGTGGATGGGGACACCTGCCCAACCAACTCTGACTTTTGCGGTCGATGGCACTTCGGTGACCTTCGGCGGTACCGCGGATGTCGGTCAGATTGCCGGCATCCTGGCCGACGGCATGGGCTATGCGTATCGGACGCAGGCAGGTGATACGCCCCAATCGGTAGCCGCCAATCTCGCATCGATGGTCCGCACCACATCGATCGTTCAACTATCCGGCAGCACGTTGACGATCGCCGGCGCCGGCGATCTCCTGGCAAGGGCAGTGGCCGATGCGACGGTGCACCAGGAAGTCCGACGACAAGAGCAGGACTTTCGCGTCACTTGCTGGTGTCCTACGCCGGCAACGCGCGACGCCACAACGACCGCAATCGACCAATCCCTAAGTGGTCAACGCTTCCTCACTCTGCCGGATCGTACGAGCGGCAGACTGATCTATAAGGGCACTACGGTGTTTGATCAGTCACAGAATGCTCGCCTGTATCGGCGCGATCTGACCTACAACGTGGAATACGCAACGATAATTTCGAGTTCGCTACCATCGATGCTGTTCGGCGATCTTGTGCTGAATACGGCGTCCATTATTGCCTGAATACGGGAGCTTCCATGGATATGCATCTCGTCGTGGTGAAGCCGTTCGGCGATCACGCCCGTGGCGATATCGTCACTGATGCCACTCGTATCAACGAAATCCTGAACAACGAGCATGCGCGCTCGGTCGTGCGCGTGGTCGTGTCGTCGAACAAGGGAGCCTGACCAGATGCCCATTGTCCAGCAGGGCAGCATCAACACCACAGCGCTCGTGGTGCCAGATCTCTATGTCCAGATCGTCCCGCCGCAAAACCTTGTGCTGAACGGCGTGCCGACCAACGTGGTCGGTATTGTTGGCACGGCCTCCTGGGGCCCGGTCGGCCAGCCGGTGATCGTCGCCACGATGGCAGACTATGCACAGAGCTTTGGGCCGATCGCGGCGCGCAAGTACGATATGGGTACGCAGGTCGCAACGGCGGTGCAGCAAGGCGCGCAGAATTTCCGCTGTGTCAGAGTCACGGACAACAGTGACTCCGCCGCGCAAACCGTGCTTCCTGGAACGACAGTGACCTTCACCGCGCTCTACACAGGCTCACTCGGCAATCAGGTTGTACTGACGCTGACGACCGGGTCAAAGGCCAACACTTGGCGTTTGGCCGTCTCGTTACCTGGCCTTCAATCGGAGGTTTACGACAATGTCGCTGGAACTGGTGCGCTGTTCTGGTCAACACTGGCCACGGCCGTAAATCAGGGCCAAGGGCCGCAGCGCGGCCCCTCGCAGTTCGTCATCGCCAGCGCCGGCGGCGCCACTCTCGCACCGAGCGCGTTTTCCATCGCACTCGGTTCGACGACTGCCGGCTCCGATGGCGCGGCTGATGTCGTAGCAACGGGGCTCGTTGGCGCCGATATCCCACCGCGCTCCGGTATGTACGTGTTGCGCGGTCAGGGCTGCGGCATTGCGATGCTGGCCGATGCCGATGATCCGAACTATTGGACGACGCAAGCGGAGTTTGGGCTGGAGGAAGGTATCTACATGATCCTCACGGGCCCAGCCGGCGACACCATCCAGAACGCCGTCACCGTTAAAAATCAGGCCGGACTGGACAGCTATGCCGCAAAGCTGATATTCGGCGACTGGCTGTGGTGGTCCGATCAGGTCAACAGCACGATTCGCTTGGTATCGCCGCAGGGCTTCGCCGCCGGGCGCCTGGCGAATCTCTCACCCGAGCAGTCCAGCTTGAACAAACAACTCTACAGCGTCATCGGCAGTCAGAAGTCCGGCACCCCCGGCTCTAGCCAGAGCGCTTCCTATTCGTCCGCTGATCTGGCGGTGCTGTTGGGCGCGGGGATCGATTTGATCAGCAACCCACAGCCAGGTGGCAATTATTGGGGCGTGCGTGGGGGGCATAACTCGTCATCCAATGCTGCGGTCAGCGGGGACAATTACACCCGCCTAACCAACTACATTGCGGCGACACTTGCGGCCGGAATGGGCCAGTATGTTGGCCAGGTGATCACCGCGGATCTATTCCGCCGCATACGCGCCACGCAGCTGGCGTTCCTGCAGAACATGCTCGGCCAAGGCCTACTTGGCAGCACCGATGGCAGTTTGCCATTCAGCGTGATCTGCGACACCTCCAACAATCCCTTCAGCCGGACCGATCTTGGCTACGTCCAGTCGGACGCGCAGGTGCAATATCAAGCGATCAACGAGAAGTTTATCGTCAACCTGGAGGGCGGTCAGACCGTGCAAGTGTCCCATCAGACCTTGCCCAGCGGCCAGACGGCATAAGGAGCGAACAGAATGTCTCTGACAATGTTCTCTGTCGGCCGCGACACGCAGTTGGTCGTGATTGGCCCGACGGGACGCATCGATCTGACCCACGTCACCTCGTTCGACAGTCGCCAGCTCACCCAGTCGGTGCGCGTAGATCGGCTGGACGGCACCCAGATAGGCACCGAGTTGCCAAAGGGTTGGGAAGGCAGCTTCGAACTCGATCGCGGCAGCTCGACGGTTGACGACTTCATAGCCGCTGCCGAGCAGCAATATTTCAACGGCAGTAGCATCGCGCTAGGAACAATGTATCAGTATGTCACCGAGACGGATGGATCTACGTCGACCTATCAATATGATAATGTGGCCTTCCGCCTAAGCAATGCCGGCATCTGGAAGGGCGACAGCAGTGTCAAGCAGAAGCTGGAATTCTTCGCGGTCCGCAGGCGTCGCATCTGATGGTTCCCTCTGAATCGATAGCGATGGCTGCAGCCGCCAGCGAGACCGTCATCGACGACAACGGGCGGCGGCTGTCCATCCGACGGCTGACCGCGCTCGATCGGCTCCGGCTGTTCAAAGCCGCCGGCCCATTGCTGTCGCAGAACCAGCCATGGCTGGGCATGGCACTGATCGCCTGCTCGGTGGCCGCCATCGACGATGTGCCGGTACCGCTGCCATCCAACGAAGTACAGATCGAGGGGATGGTCGGACGCCTCGGCGATGCAGGGATCGCAGTCGTTGCTCAGGTTTTGCAACAGTTTTCTGAGCCATGTGCGGCCGAGCTGGTGGGCAACGCGGGAAACTGAGCCGGCACCCCGACCTGATCGACTGCCTCTACCTGGTCCGGAACGGGGTGCCATTCGACGTTGCCTTCAGCCTGCCTACCGATGAGCGAATGGCCTTCATTGTAGCTCTCGGCTCGTTGGATGGTAGAGTGTTCGACTGGCGGACCCTGCGTTGGAATTCGTAAACGCGATCGAAAGCGACGCCACGGCGACAGGCGCCCGGCTTGCGCTGAACCACGGCGTATCAGATGCCATCGCCATGCTGGCGCCGGAGCTGACGGCTCTGGACCGCACGGTCTCCGCCAGCGGAGCAATGTTGCAGGCGATGTCGCAGCTGGGCAAGTCATTGAACCCGTTCAACACGAACGTCGCACCGATCGCCGCCCCCTTGCGTGCTCGGCCTCCGCATGAAGAGTATTTGGAACCCGTGCGATCGGACCTTCCTGAACAGACACTGAGTCCGGCAGCCCTTCGAGCGAATATGCGGCATGTTCCTGGATTGCAAGAAGAATCCGATCGTACAACGCCACAGCTTCCTCCAAATACGCCCAGGCTTGACAAAAGCATGCCGCCATCTCGACCGCTCTTGGGTCAAAGAGTGCTGATGGTACCACCCGACGCGCCCACTTCGACGAAGGCTGCGACACGTTCCACCTCCGGCATAGTGACTGCCCCGACTACTTTA